TTGGTTTATCAGGGTGCTACTTCTCCCTCTACTATGTCATTGAGTGACACTGTTGAAGGTATTGGTTGCATTGCTAGAGATAGTATTCAGACCACAAGTACTGATGTGTTGTTCTTGTCAAACTCTGGTGTCAGATCGTTGATGAGGACTATTCAGGAGAAGTCTGCACCAGAACGTGACTTGTCTAAGAACATTCGCAATGACTTGATGGCGACTATTTCTGGCGAGACATTGGCAAATGTTAAGTCTGTTTACTCTGAGTACGAGGCTTTTTATCTGTTGACTACGCCTAGCATTGATGCTGTGTGGTGCTTTGATACCAAGGCTTATTTGCCTGATGGTGCGGCTAGAGTGACAACTTGGGACTCTATTGAGCCTACAGCTTTCCTTTCTAGACGCAACGGTAATCTTTTGATTGGCAAGAATGGCTATATAGGTTTGTATAGCACGCATCAAGATTACCAAACAGCATATCGTATGTTGTATTACACGAACCATGCTGACCTTGGCAACCAGAATCAGACTTCAATTCTGAAGAAGTTGTCCATTGTGGTGATTGGTGGTAGTAATCAGACAGTGACGTTCAAGTGGGGTTTTGACTTCAAGACAAACTACTTGTCTGACAACGACACTATTCCTACACAAGGCGAGTCTTACTATGGAATTGCTTCTTATGACAATCCAGATGGACAAGTTGTAACTATCACAAATGCAAGTCCTGCTGTGATTACATCTGTTGATGGCTCTGCTTTTGTAAATGACAATAATGTAACTTTAACAACAACAGGTACTTTGCCATCTGGTTTAAGCACTGGAACTACTTATTACATTGTGAATGCATCTGGCGCTACTTGTAATTTGTCTGCATCATCTGGTGGCTCTGCAATCAATACTGGTAGTGCTGGTTCAGGCACACACACTCTTGAACACACATCTCCAACTGCTATATCTCAATACTCTGATGGTGTAGCTTTGCAAACACTGGTTGTTTCAGCAACAGGCACAGGTAAGGTTGTTCAAACAGGATATGAGTCTGACATTAATGGAACACCATTGTCGATTCAGAAGATTGAGATTCAAGCCAAACAAGGCAAGATAAGTTAAAGGAAGACCATGACAGACTACACCAAGAGTACGAATTTCGCCACTAAAGACAATTTGTCTTCTGGCAATCCTTTGAAGATTGTCAAAGGTACTGAGATTGACACTGAGTTCAACAACATTGCTACTGCTGTTGCGACCAAGGCAGATTTAGCAAGTCCTGCTTTTACAGGTAGCCCAACTGCACCAACGCCTACTACTGGTGACAATGACACATCAGTTGCGACTACAGCATTTGTTCAAACAGCTTTGTCTGCTATTTATCCTGTTGGCTCAATCTACACCAATGCCGCCGTAAGTACAAATCCTGCAACATTGCTTGGCTTTGGTACTTGGACTGCATTTGGTGCTGGTCGTGTCATGGTTGGTGTTGATACTGGTGACACTGCATTTGATACGCTTGGCGAGACTGGTGGTAGCAAAGATGCTATTACTGTGTCTCACACCCACACAATTAGTGGCTCAACTGGTGCAATGAGCGCAAATGAAGCTCACACTCATACTGTTGGTGTATCTCTATACACAGTTGATGCGTCTCTTGGTGGAAATTCATTTGCTGGTTATTTTGGTTCAACAACTACAAGTTCTGCGAATCTAGCTCACACTCACGGGGCGGGAACACTAGCCAACAGTACCACTGGTTCTAGTGGCACGAATGCCAACTTGCAACCGTACATCACTGTCTATATGTGGCGGCGCACAGCATGAACACAATTATTTTGATCAAAGGGGATTAATATGGCATTGCAAGAAGGTTTATCTGGAGCCGCTTCTGGAGCTAGTGCTGGCTCAATGTTTGGGCCAGTTGGCGCAGCTATTGGTGGCGGCATTGGATTTCTTGGAGGTCTGTTTGGCGGTAATAGTGCAGAAGATGCTGCTCGTGCTCAAGCAGATGCAACGCTTAAAGCATCTCAATTAGCGGCTGAAGAAGCTCGTTTTCGACCTGTAGGAATAACTACACGGTTTAGTAACACTCAGTTCCAAACTGACCCTTCTGGTCGTGTCTCTGGTGCTTCTTACAACCTTGCCCCTGAACTGCAAGCCTATCAAGATAGATTTAGAGGAATGGCTGGCGGTGCTTTAAGTCAGGCAGAGATGGCTGGTCAACAGTATGCTCCTTTGACTGGTGCGGCTAGTAATCTATATAGCCTTGGTCAGCAGTATCTTCAACAGACTCCTGAACAAGTAGCTCAACAGTACATGGCTCGTCAACAAGACTTGTTGGCTCCTAGCCGTGAGCGTCAGATGGCTCAGTTACAGAATCAGTTGTTCCAAACTGGTCGTGGTGGATTGTCTGTAGGTGCTACAGGAATTCGCCCCGGTGGTGGCCTTGGTTTGAGTGCTTCTAATCCTGAAATGGAAGCCTACTACAACGCATTAGCGCAACAAGACTTGCAGTTGGCTAATCAGGCTCAGACTGCGGGACAAGAGCAGTTGAAGTTTGGCGCTGGTTTGTTTGGTGTTGGTTCTGACTTGTATAACCAATATCAGTTAGGTCAAGTTGGTGCTTTGCGTCCATTTGAGGCTTACATGGGTCAAGAGAAGGCTCTTGAAGGACTTGGACAACAGCCTTTGGATATTGGCATTAACTTGGGCGCTAAAGGTATGAGTCCTAGTGCTGCCAATGCTTTGCTTGAGGGAGGAATGTCTGCTGCTCAGTTAAGAGGACGGGCTGATGCTTACAACCCATTGGCGACTGCATTGATTTCAGGTTCACAGAATCCTCAACTACAAAATGCGTTTGAATATAGTGATTTTGGCAACTTGTTTAGTGGATTTGGTAGAGGCGCTCCATCTGGTGCGTCTGGATACAACATTAGCCCAAGTGCTTATGCAGGTTATTACAACCAACCAACAGCATTTGTTCCATAAGGAGAGATCATGGCATCAGAAATCTTAGGCTTATTCACAAGCCCACAACAGTACCAACAACAGCAACAAGACCTTGCTCGTTCAAGAGCAATGGAGTTTGCAAGACTAGACCCTTTCCAACAAGCAAATGCTGCTATTGGTCAAGGTGCTTATGGTTTGGCAGGTGCTATTGGCGGTGCTTTGGGTGGTGTTGACCCACAGTTACAGAAGATTACTATGAGACAGCAACTTGCTAGTCAGTTAGATCAAAGCAAACCAGAATCTTTTATGCAAGTAGCTCGAATGGCTGCTCAGAATGGAGACCCTGAGTTTGCTATGGCTATTGCTGATGCTGGTAGACAAATGCAATCTAACTTGTTGACTCAAAGAAAGACTACTGCTGAAGCAGAAAAAGCAGAATTGTCTTTGACACAAGAACAAAACCTGCGTGATGAATTATCCAAATTGCCACCAAATTCAACAGAAGCTGATATTTTGTCTATTGTTACCAAGTATGGTTCTCCAGACAAAATTTTGACAGCATTGCAACAATCATCAGATAAAGCTGCACAAAGAGATTTACTTGCATCACAGCAAAAAGAGCGTCTTGATGCTAAATCTGAACAAGCTAAAAAAGACAATGAAGCAAAACTTGAAAGATTGCAAGAGCGTCTAGATGCGGAAGCCAGAGCAGCCAAAGAAAGAGGTGCTACTGCTTCAATGTTAAAGACAATGGAGATTAATGGCAGAAAAGAAATTGAACAAATAAAAAGTGAGTTCAAACAATCTCAAGCCTCAAACAAGCCAATGTCAGCAGGATTAATTAAAGATGAAATTAAAGATAATGAACTTATTGATAACATAGATGCTCAAGTTACTGCTCTTGCTCCTGTTATAAAAAATTTGGTAATTGACCCAAAAACAAACAAAGCTCCTTTGGAGTTAGGATTTTTGAACAATCGTAAATATGAACTTGCTAATGCAACTGGTAACTCAACTCCAGAAAGTAGAGCTTATGCAAATTTAGAACGTGCTGTTCAGGCGGCAACAAACTTAAAAGTAAGCGCAGAGAAAGGTGTTCAAACAGACAAAGATGTATTGCGTTTTGCAAATGAGTTTCTTGCTGCTTATGGTAAAAATGACACCAACACAACATTTGAAGCATTAAATAATTTTGTTAAAGCAGCACAAACAGCAAAAGAAAAAACACAAGTAAGAATTGATAAGCGCAGAGAGGCTGCAAAAGTAGAGCCGCTTTACAAAGGAAATTCTTTGTCTGATGAAGATTTGTTAAACAAATACAAATAATGGGGTACTTATGGCTGCGACTTATGATGAAGTAATGCAAGCTCTGCGTAAAGCAGATGCTCAAGGCAATCAAGAAGATGCTGTTAGATTGGCAAAAATTGCTCAATCTATAAAAGAATCAACTAACACTAATGTTAGTCAAGAAAATATTCCTGCGCCATTGCAGCTTATGGGAGATCAGCCAACTGAAAATATACCAACAGAATCGCCTGATTTTTTAAGTCGAATGATTGGGTTTGGTTCTCCTACATACAGCCTATTAAGAGGGGCAGTTGTTCAGCCAGCATTAGGTTTAAATGAACTATTGGCAAAGACTGGATTATTTGGTCAAGATATAAAACAAGGAGCATCTGCTCTTGTTATGCAAGAAAGGGCTGCTTATGAAAAAGGACGAGCATCTGTTGGCAGAGAAGGGATAGATGTTCCTGAAATAACAGGAGCAATATTCTCTCCAGTTAATAAATTAATTCCATCTAGCAACATGGTGTCTGGTGGATTGATACAAGGTGGTTTGAGTCCTAGCGGCAAAGAAGATGGCTCTTACGTTTCTGATAAATTGTTTAATATGGGTCTTGGCGCTTTTTTAGGTGGTGCAATACCTATAACTTCAAAGGCTTTATCTTATATAAAAGAACAATTGGTTAATTTGCCAATTACAGCCGCTAGCAAAGAAGCTGCTGCTAAAAGGTATATTGAATCTTTGGTTGGCTCTGAAAAAGAAAAAGTAATTGCCGCTTTGAGAAGTGCAGGTGAAATTGTTTCTGGGAGCAAGCCAACAACTGCTGAAGCATTATCAGATACACCTACAGCCATAGGGCTTGTAAAAGAACAACAAAGATTGGCAAGTCAAATCAGCACACAGCCACAATTTGCTCAAAGATCGCAAGAACAAGCTGCTGCTCGTAAACAGGAGTTGGTTGGTCAATTTGGAACTGAGGCAGATTTGGCGGCGGCAAGGGCAGCAAGAACAGCGGAAACTACTCCATTGCGTGAAACTGCTCTTGAACAAGCAAATGTCTATGGTCAAGTTGTTCCTAAATTAGAAGCAGATATTGTCGAAAGACAAAATGCGTATATTAGAAATTTGCAAGCACAAGGGAAGACGGCTACAGAAGAATCACAAGCATTAGTTAGAGCTAATACTTGGACACCTGTTCCTGGCCTACCAAGATTCCCTGGACGTTACAACCAAAATTACGAACTTGCCAAAAGTCTGTCTGATGCAGTTCAAGAATTTGCTGACCCTATTGCTCAAAGAAAAGCAGAAGTTGCTTTTAAACAATTTCAGTTAAAAAGCGTAACTGATAACGGTTTTTACCCATTAACAACACAACCATTAATTAGCAAAATTGATGAAAGTCTTGGTCGTGTTGGCGAAAGATCAAACAGTTTGCTTGTAAATTCTTTGGAAAATTTAAAAACCAAACTTAGTTCTTTAACTGATTCTAATGGAATCATTAATAGCCTTGATCTCTATCAAGTAAGAAAAGAAATTGGTGATGACATCAAAGCATTTTTGACACAAAGAAATCAATCATTTGGAGCGCAAGCAACCAATGTTGAAACATCAATTAAAAAAATACTTGATAACGCAATTAACAAAGCATCTGGGAATAATGTTTGGTCAGATTACCTTACTAAGTTTGCTGGGCATAGCAAAAAAATCAATCAAATGGAAGTTGGCCAAGAACTGATTGACAAATTGAGTTTGAACTTAACTGATGCAGAAAAAGCTGGAAGATTTGCTTTGGCTGTTGATAATTCAGCCGACTTAATTAAAAGAACTACTGGAGTTCAAAGGTATGAAACATTATCTGACTTCCTTACGCCAGAGCAAATTAAATCTGTTGAAAGTGTTCGTGCTGATTTAGCAAGATCACAGAAAGCAATTGAGATGGGTAGAGGTGTTAAAGATGCGGGAGAAGAAGCATTTACTGGTGGCGAACAAATTCCATCAATGCTTAGTAACAAGGTAACAATTCTTAAATCTATTTTAGACACATTAAAAACAGGAAGTCAAAAGCAGTTGGATGCAAAGATGACTGATCTTATGCTTGACCCACAAAAACTTGCAGATTTTTTAGAGGTTATGCCAAAACAACAATCTTCATCAATCACAAGTGCATTAATGGCAAAAATGAGTCCTGAAATGCAAAGAGAATTTAAAGCATTTATATCTGCTTCTACACCAACACAAAGTCAAATTACCCGTGGAACTATTTCTCAAATTACAAAAGAATAAGGATACAAAATTGACCCTATCAGCATCTGTTTACTTGCGGCTGGCTTGGTCAAAAACATCCAAGCTGGCTGTGAGCTTTACAAACAAGCTAAAGAGTCTTTTGTGGAGATTAAAGCCACTGCGGATGAAGTTATCGCTATTGGTAGAGAGGTTAAAGGTTTCTGGTCGAAACTTAGCGGTTTCTTTGGCTCTAGTCCCAAGCCTAAAGCTGCTAAACCTGTTGCAAAGGCTAAAAAGTCTGCTTATGTTGCTGTTGACGAAACTCAAGTCAAAGTGGACATCGTTAAGAACCTCACTGAGTTCTTCAAACTTCAAGAACAACTTGCGGCACACATACGAGAAGAAGAAGAAAAGTCTAGAACAGTCTACGACCCAGATCAAAACCACATGGAGGCTGCACTCAAAAGGGTGATGGCTCAACAAGAGATGGACAGGCTTGTTGTTCAGATCAGGGAAACAATGGTCTACCAGAGTCCACCTGAGATGGGTGCTTTGTACAGTTCAGTTTTTGACATGAAAGAGGTCATTCAGGAGGAGCAAGATCAAGCTAGGCTGAAACAAGAGGCGAAAAAGAGGCAAGAAGTATGGCAACGCAAGGAGGAAGAAAGAAACTTCCAGCTAAAACTAGCGTACCTAGCGGCAACTACTATATTCCTCCTCTACCTGTGGCTGTGGTTGTTCCTCGTGAGTCGTTGGGGGAAAGCATAATGGGATGGATAGCTGCTTGTGTGTTGGTGGCCTTACTCTTGCCTTTGGGTGCGATGCTGTACTTGGACATCTTGGAAGCCAAGCACGAGGTTAAAGAGCAGGTTGAGAAGGTAGAGAAGTTAAGACGGCAAATTGAACAGGAGAAACGCAAAAATGACAAAACATGAACTTAAACTGTTGGCGCTGACTGTTTGCGCTGGCATCCTTTGCGGGTTACTGGTTGGCTGTGACGATAGATTTCGCTATAAGTGCCAAGACCCGATGAATTGGGAGATTGCAGACTGTAAACCGCCGATTTGTACCGCTACAGGTACTTGCCCAGAGATGTTAGTTAAACCAGAGGAGAAAAAGTAATGGCAACCATTGGATACAAGCAAAACAACCGTTTGACCGCAGACGAGATCGAGGTCAGGGTATGGGCATTCGTTATCGTGGTCTTGGTGACCATTCTGTTGGCTTCTATGGGTATGTTCCTGTACTCAGTCTCTTTTGTCACTCAGCCTATGAATGGCGCTATGGCGGCAATTGACAAGGTTTACACGCAACAGATTAGCACCATCATGGTGTTTATCACTGGTGTGTTGGGTGGTGTAGCAGGTCGTTCTGGTGTCAAGGCTATTGCCAATGCCAGTGCCAAGGCAGAGGCCAATGACAATGATGAGCCACCCGCACCATGAGTATCTTTAACCCTTGGGTAATCTTAGGGTTTGTCTTGTCTGTAACCATCTCTTTTGGGGGTGGTTACTTCAAGGGCAAGCATGATGAGAATGTCTCTCAACAACTAGAGATTGCTCGTTTAAACGCTATTGCAAGGACAAAAGAGGTTGCTTTGGCAACAGCAGTGACATCAACAGCTACGGCACTAAGGACATCAAATGAGAAAGCAAGACAGATTTCAAAAGAGCGTGATTTGGCTATTGCCTCTGGTGCTTTGCGGTTGCGGCTCCCTGTCAAAACCAGTTGCCCCATACAAACCTCCTCAGATACCACCGTTGCCACAGGAGATAGCAGTCAAGAGGGAGGCGAACTTGACGCAACGACTGCTCAAACTCTTATCGCCATCACAGACGATGGAGACGAAGCAATCAGACAACTCACAGCCTGTCAACAAGCCTACGAATCCATCTACGAAACCCTAAAGGAGAAACAATGAACCTGTCAGCAAACTTCACCCTCAAAGAACTCACAAAATCAGATACTGCCACCCGATTGGGATTGGACAATACCCCTGATGACGAGGCTTTGGAGAACTTGAAAACCCTTTGCGAGATGGTGTTGCAACCAGTTCGTGAACACTATGGCAAGTCTGTTTCTGTTAACTCTGCCTACCGCAGTCCTGAGTCCAATGCTGCCGTTGGTGGCTCTAAGACTTCTGACCACTGCAAGGGCATGGCGGCTGACATCGAGATTGTTGGTGTTGCCAATGCTGATCTGGCTCAGTGGATTATGGATAACCTTGAGTACACACAGTTGATTCTGGAGTTTTACACTCCGGGCATTCCTGACAGTGGTTGGGTTCATGTGTCTTATGACCCAAATAACCTGAAGAAGCAGGAATTGACTGCCACCAAGGTTGCGGGTAAGACCACCTACTTGAATGGTTTGGTGGCCTAATCGTCTAGGAAAAAGAGCAGGGCGACTATAGCTAATAGCGTCACTGCTCCTCCCAATGCAAGTACAAGCAAGATGTTGATGACGTTACTCAGCACTCTTGACCTTCCATTCACGTTCGTTGCGTCCTGATTTTGACTTGACTGTGCGTCCTGTCAACTCAATTAAGTCCATATTGGACAACTCGTTTAAACGTCTTGCAACCTGATTTGAGTCTAAGCCGCTATGTTGGGCTATCCCATCCTTGCCAAGCGCACCATGAGCCTTTAAACAGTCCACAATGATGCCAAAGTGCTTGGAGGCCAAGTCTTTAGCTGAATCTGCTGCTTCAAAGCTAGTGATAGGGTCTGAAGCTCTTGCCCGACCAAAGATAGGCAAGTCAAAGAACTTCTTCACGCCACCACCAAAATGTATATCGTCTAATTTACTCATCATTCACTCCTGTTTAAAAAGGTGAGGTACTCGTAACACTGGTGCAATTGCCTTGCGTATCGAATGCCAGCATTACTTTCCCTCTTATTCAGTCAGACTCTAAAATGGAATCGAATCGTCCATGTCATCAAAGCCAGCTTTAGGCTTGGCTTGTGGTGCTTGAGATTGATCTTCTTTTTTGGTCACTGCAAGACCCATGAACTTGCCATTCTTGCCTTCCTTAATCCATCCAGAAATCCAATAGTTGTCTCCATTAACAACAATAGACCCACGATAATCAGGATGGTTTGGCTTCTCTTTGCGATCTGATTTAAACAAAACGCCACTATTGTCCCTAGTTTCCATATTTACACCTTAATTTCATTGAGTTTTTTAACTTTGTCGTCCACTTCCGCAAGAAACTGGATAACCTCTTTTTCGAGTTCTGCAATGTACAAGTCATTGCGCTCGATTCTTTTGATGAACAACTGAAGATGGCTAGGCATTCGTGGGTCAAAACTCACAAAATCACACCAACTTCTGTCTGCACATCGCATCTGCCACTGCATCTGGTCAAAATACTTCTTGGATGGTTCTTCACCCAAGACAGTATCAATGTGGGTTGCAGTGTTTGGGCATTTGATCTCCAAGCATCCATCGTCACCCACCAAGCCATCAGGAGAGGCGGCAGACATAGGAATACTAGGATGGTCAATAGCACCTACCTGATCGACCATATTGCCTGTCTTAGCCTCGTATGCGGCACGAGCAAAGGTTTCGTTCTCGACACCCCATTCCATCGCAGCATTTGAGTAGGATTCAGCAACAGTCTGAGTCATGCGTTCCACGACCAACTGAGCCATGTAGTTAGCTCTACTGGTGCTGTATCCTGTCTTTGTCTTGGCAACAATGTCAGAGATACGAGAAGCAGTAGCCTTGCCACAACGCTGTGCAAACCATTCTGGCGATTGCTGAGTAATTTCAGGCAAATTGTCCATACATTTCCTTTCTTGCTTTTTGATAAACAGAATTAGCTTCTTCTATTGTTTTAAAACATCCAAGATGAATTCGTTTTTTATTAACCGCAATTCTTGCCGTATAAGAGCCATTTGGATTAGAACGAATTCCCATTGGAAGATTTATTCTTTTTTTTCTAGCTTTATGATTCCAATTATTTTCTGTTATTGTTGCTGACCTAAGATTTTCAGGTCTATCATCTAATGAATTACCATTAATATGGTCTATACATGGCTCAGGCCATTTACCATGAGTTATTAAATAAACAAGTCTTCCTCTTTTATATGCCTTCCCATTTAACTTAATCACCCAATATTTTTTATTTTTATTAGTAGTGCTAGCTCTAGCTCCGCCAGCAATTTTACCTACTAGGTGAGAATTATATTTGCTTGGTTTAATCCAGAAGAATTGACCTGTTTCTTTATCAAAATTTAATCTATCTAAAACTTGTACGATTTCAGTCATGCTTCCCTCGCTTTCAACATTGCGTCTGCCATTGAATATGCGTGTTCAGCTATGACCATATCTGTTTCTGGATAAATGTCACGACCAATCCAACCAGACATAAATGCTTGCATAGCCTTTGCCGCAAAGTAATCACGTAATTCAATTTTTGGCTTTTGCTCTTTTGATCTTGGAGTAAAGTCATCAGTCATTGAACAAACCAAGGATTTACTATTGATTTTTTCAAATTCTTGTTCTAGAAAATTTTTTAATCTATCTAAAACACCATATCTTGGTATAGAGCGTCCATTTTCCCATCTTGCTAGAGCTTGCTGACTTACATTAATAGCACGTGATATAGCTGCTTGAGACAATCCCAAAGAATATCTATCTAAATATAGATTTTTGCCAAATGGATTTTGTTGCATCATTTCAACGCTCCTTTACGCTTTTCCTTGGCATCAATCACTTTCTTTTGCCAGCCCTTATCAGAACCGCAAGCAGAGTAAGCAGCAGTGTAGACATTCTTGAGTTCTTCCATGTTGGATGCCGCATCAATAGCCGCTAAGTGGTCAATCATTGCGCCTACGTCCACATCTGAAGCAGGGTCACCTTCAGGCAAGTCTTCTCCAGCATAGATGTACAAGCCCAAGCCATGCAGAGACAAAGCCTTAGTCATGCACCGCATGATGGCAGTGTTGACAGCAAATGCGTCTGGGTTGAGGATTGCTTTGTTACGAAAGTCCATCACTGGTAACTGGCAAGTCATTGGTTTGCCAAACATTGTGACTGTGACGAACACCATTGCTGTGCCGTTGATGTCCATGAAGCACTTGTCACCAAACATCTCGACTTTGTAAGATGCGTTTCCATCGGCTTTTAGCGCTTCAGCCCATGCCCATGCCCACGAGAGGTAGGTAAGATTGGCTTTTTTCTCTGTGTGGTCGTTAACATTCTTTGCCAACAACTCTTTTATAAGAACCTGTCTATCTATTAAAGATGGATTGAGAATCACAGTTTCTTTTTCGTATAAACGGTCACGCTTGTTAGTTGTTTCAATCATCATTCACTCCTATATACGCCATCTAAAATATCTTTTGTTTCTTGAGCAACCATCCACATTGCTAACAGTGTGAGGTCAGCATGGATTTGGGCTATGTCGTTACTGTATCCTTCGTATTTTTTGTGAAGGCACTTGTCCGACAACTTCTTCGTGTTCTGCTCGATTCGTATCAGCAGGGGTGCATAGTCGATCATCATTAACTCCTGTTTGTTTAAACTTCTTCCACGTTTGCGCCACATCTGTTTGTGCGGCATTCACATACCCAAATTCTGGGTCGGTGATTGGTTTAGATGGCACTGCAACACTTTGGTATTTGCCTATGTATGCCATCTTTTTAGCCTTCTTTTCTCGCAATTTCCGCTGCGATTTCATGTTGACTATCGGTGTCCAAATCTGAAAATAGGACAAAGTGGTTTTCACCGCAACAAGACACGACTCCCATGCGTGGCTCAATGCAATAAGCACAGTATTCTTCATTTGAGTGTTCCTCAATAATTCTTTCAAGGTTGAGCTTGGTTTTCATTACTGGCCTCGCTTGTGGTAGGGATTGATTGTAGGGATTGCACCTTGTTCTTGTTTGATTTGCTCTTGCAGTCTCTCCATGCGGTAGTAGCGCCACAAGTTGAGTTCTTCCTCGTCATCAACCCAAGGTGTTGTGGGCAGTTCTAGGGAGATTTCAGCCATACGCTGTGCTTTGAGTTCGACTCTGGCTCGCACCATGTCTGCAACATCTGCCCATGCGTTACAAAGGATGGCTTCAAGGATAGCTTTGCTATCGCAAATTGCATCTGCTACATCATCAGGCGTGAAATCCTGAAGTGCTGCCCATGTCTCGTGCTTAATATCAATCATCATTCACTCCTGTTAAAAACCTATCAATGCGTGTATTCTGTCAGACATTATTGTAATTGACCATAGGGATTTCCCTAGTGCAGTTGTGTATTTCAGACAGTCGTTTGTTAGTGAACACTTTCCCGCATTTCAAGCACAGCCATGCAATTCCTTGGTCAACAGTGGTTTGTCTGTTGCCGTGGAGTCCTTTTGTGCGACCATAAAAAGTGCGGATTTGTTGAATCATGTCTTCACTCTGTCTTTGTAAATGTTGTATCTCCATGCCGTTGCCTCAGTGTCTATGCGTGTCCAGATGCCTTGCTTTTCATCTTCTGTCATAGCGTTCCACTTGGCAACCTCAATGTAAGTTCTGCCACACCCCTTGCATACCTCGTCATACAAGGTCGTACAGACTGCTATGCAGGGGCTGTCAGTCATGTGTTGAGTTCCTTGATTTTGACTTCAATGTTTTGTAATCTCAAATATCTTGTCAAGCGCATGGAGCTTTTTGACTTCTTCAAGACTAGGATATTTCATCTCCCACTCTTTGCCCATAGTGGTATGGATAGTTTTTATCTTTAATTGTTGAATAACATTGCCAGCAAACTCAAGTTCTGCTTTTGAAACTTTTTCCATAATGTCTAACGCATTTTCTACATCAAATTTTTCTTTTTCAGTTAATTCAAGGTTTTCTGATTGATTTTTAAATACTTCTTTGTTCATTTGATGCTTTCTTTGGTTAATTGTTTGTCTGCTACATAGTCATGCACGATCAATCCGTTTTCTATGCTACCCACCCACATCTCAGGTATCCATATAAAACTGCCATCTCTTTTTTTTCTTATGTGCGCTCTACGCTTATGTCTTGCTGGACTGGCATGAGTACCACCCTTGTGTTCCTGCTTTACTTGTGCGCTTGGCTTAAGTTCAATAGTGTTCCATGAATAAAGCAATGGCTGATGTTTTGCTTTTCTTTTTCGATTGATAAAGTCCAAACCTTTTGCGTTGTGAGCCAATAGAATTTCATCTGTTTTGTGCGCTCGTAAATTTATTAAACAAGCAAAGTTAACTGCACTAATACAAAGTTTTGTTATTTGTTGCATGGCATATTCTTGTGTGTCGCCTTTATCTAAAAACGATTTTAGAAAATGCTTTTTCATAAAAGTATTTGTTTTTAACAAAGGTTTATTTTCAACCACTTGAATTGGATAAGCAGTTAATACAGCTAATGGAACTTCATCTCCATCACAACCCCACATCATTACTGCTGCGCCTGTATATTTACCAATAGTTATTGATTTATCATAAGTGAAAATTGCATTATCAATACTAGGATGTAAAACAGCCATGTTTTCTGATGGTGTATAAAATTCATTTAACGCAAGCGCTTTATTGTCCCAACCACTTTCGTGAGCAACATTTTTTAATTCTTCCTCAATGCTGTTTGGCACATCAAAGAAGTCAAACCATGTGTATTTGGCCGCATCAAATCCAACCTTGGAGGCCATATCTGCTACTCTTGGATTCATGTATTGCGCTCCTTGAGCAACGCAACAGCTTGAGAAACTGCACTTTGTTGGCCTAAATTGGCGTTGTAGAAAAGGTCTGTTAACTCCTCATTTGTCAGCCCAACCCATGTGCGTTGTGGCTCAACATAGCCAACGACTTGAGCGTTAATTGCAATCTGTGGCTCTTGCTCTGTGCGCTGTGGTGGTGTGCAAGTATGGATGTCGTTTGTGCGTTTGCCGCATCGTGGGCAGAAGTTACGTTCTTGGCTTTCCAACTCTGCAATGGCTTGGCGCACTTTGTCTTTAATACCATCTGTATTCATAATCAAATGAGCGTGTTCGCCAGCATTTAACGCCTTAAGCGCCAGCTTCAATACTTCAATCATGCTTGCATCTCCTTCAACTTGTGTCATTTCAAACCTCGAATGTAAATAGCAAAACTGTGCAACGTATCTTGACCAAACCCTTCCATCTTCAAGATGGCATCAGCTACTTCATCAATCACTGTGTCTCGGTAGGGGTTCAAAGACTCCACCCGCTGCTTCAACTGGCCTATCTCTTGTTCAACAACTTCAACCCTAGATTCAATCTGACGTTTACGCCAGATACTTTGAGCAGAATCGTTCATGCTTTTTCCTTTTGGCTTTCTTCATGTTTAAACAGGCTTTCTCTGCCGACCTAACCTTACCCTTCTCTCGTATCTCTTGAGGGCTTAAAGGCTCTGTGCGAGGCTCTGTATGGATAAAGATGCTAATGGACAAGGCCACCAGCAACAATATCCTGATAAACGCTTGTGCGTAGGTCATAGTGACTTGGCATATCTGCGAGCAATGCGTTCACACTCGTCTTCTTCTGCGCCAGACAATTCGTTGCGAACGTCCTTGCCAGTCTCGTCTTGGGCTTCCCAATCAAAGTCAAGGTAATTGGTAGCTACGTCATAGTCGTACCAAGTCAAAACAACAGTGACATCTTTCTCTAGTTCTTCGCTATAAAAGTTTTCAATGATTTCCATGTTGACACCTCTCAAGTTGTTGGAATCTGTATTGTCAGACAGAATGATTGTGATGGTATAGGGACTTTCCCTTAGTGTCAAACTGTTTGACAGTATTACAATCCTAGCACTATGCCAAGACCACCCTCAGAAATCACAGGCTCAAGCATTCAAATTGCTGTCAGAGTCACTGCAAGCCTCAGAGATGAGTTCAAAAACCTTGGAGGAGCCAACTGGTTGCGTAAACTGTTGGCACAATCCATCAACAAGAAGTTAAACAATGAAACTGTCAATTCCACAACTGCAAACCCTCAAACGTCTGACAAACGGAGCTAGAAGTAGCGTTTCGTTCACCACAACAGAGACTTATTCGCCCGGCTCGTATCACTGCCTAACCCACCTGAAAAACCTTGAAATGAATGGTTTGGTGGTGGAGATTGGCGATATGTGGCATTTGACCAACTCTGGTCGGATGAAGTTGATTGAGACTAAATCAGAGAATTCACCACGCCATGCCAATGGCACGACACATGAGACTTATGTCCAAGGGAACTGGAAAGACCTTGTTCATCGTAGGGGTGCTTTAGATTTTCTTGAGCATAAAAGTCGATTCAGCAACAGTTTCGTGTGATAGAATTTTCAGAACACGGCTAGGACAGGGGTTGATCTCCCTTCCGAAAAGGCGATTCGTTACCGCCCTGCCGCCATTATTTTGTAACGACAACCGATGACGTAAGGTTAAAAATGGCAACACTGACACTGAAGAAGCCAAATTTTAAGATTGGCGACAGACCCTTAGAGCAATTCTTAGGGAAATTTGCAGTTATGCGGCAATCTAGACATATGCACAGCATTAGATTCACCGCAGCACATGACTCCTATTCTTCTGCTTACAAAGAAGCTATCCGATTAAGAGATGAGCAAAAGACCGAAAGATACTTGGTCGTTTTCATTGCTGGTCATGCGGATTGGATTGAATAATGCACTATTATAAATTCAACATCGCAGATTACAGAAAAGACACAAGCCACTTATCAACCCTTGAGCATGGTGTCTACAGGCAGTTGATAGATTGGCAATACCTAGATGAAAAGCCAATTCCATTGGAAACCCAAGTGGTTTTTAGGCGGTTACGTTTGGGTTCTATTGATGAGCAACAAGCTCTTGAAAATGTGTTGTCAGAGTTCTTTGAAAAGTCTGATGATGGGTACTTTCAAAAGCGCATCAGGGTCGAAATACTGGACTACCAAGAGAATGCTGAAAAGAATAGACGCAATGGAAAGCTAGGTGGCAGGCCATCTAAAACCCATTCGGTTTCTTCTAGGTTACCAAATGAAACCCAATCAAAAGGCAACCAAGAACCAATAACCAATAACCATAAACCAATTAGTAGAGCAAGCAAAGGCTCACGCCTTTCTGCTGATTGGGTTTTGCCAGAAGATTGGGAAAGTTGGGCAAGACAGGAACGACCTGACCTAAATCCTCAAAAAGTGGGCGAACAGTTCAAAGACTTCTGGATTGCTAAAGCTGGTGCTGCTGGTGTCAAGCTGGACTGGCAAGCAACATGGCGTAATTGGGTGAGGAATCAGCGTCAAGAGCGTTTAAACCCTGCGGACATTGCAAAGGTGACAGTACCCTCAAGCTCATCCCGTGACCCTGCCCTGCAAAAGTTGGATGAAGATTACAAGACTGCCAAGCCTAACCCTGAGATTCTCAGGATGATTCGTGATGGTTTGAAAGGAAAGGTGGTATGAATGAGTTGGCTCTTTTCGCAGGTGCTGGTGGAGGAATACTTGGGGGAAAACTCCTTGGATGGAGAACAGTCTGTGCAGTCGAGTGGGAACCCTATCCCGCAAGCGTACTGTGCGCCCGACAAAATGACAGACTTCTCCCGCCTTTCCCGATTTGGGATGACGTACAAACCTTTGATGGCAAACCTTGGCGAGGAATTGTTGACGTTGTATCTGGAGGATTTCCATGCCAGGACATCTCAGTTGCAGGAAATGGAGATGGACTCGATGGAGAACGAAGCGGAATGTGGCGAGAAATGGCACGGATTATTGGCGAGGTTCGACCAAGATATGCATTTGTGGAGAACAGTCCAATGCTCGTTACTAGAGGACTTGAACGAGTCCTTGCAGACCTTACCGCAATGGGGTATGACAGTCGGTGGGGAGTTATATCTGCTGCCGACATTGGTGCAAAGCACAAACGAGAACGAATCTGGATTGTCGCTAGTTCCAACCCCAACAAGCAGCACCGGTGGCGCAAATCACAACAGCCCATCAACATTGGCGGGGAAAAGGTACACAATGAATCTAGCGGGATTTGCACAGAAATACCCAAGTCGCAATATGTGGGGAACTCCAAAAGCACAGGATTCTCGTCATGCCTTGAGGGACAGAGGCAAGGGAAACCTTGGAGAGCAGGTATCGGGTCTGCACAATGGTGGGAAGCTGAACCCAACGTGGACAGAGTGGTTGATGGGATGGCCTCTAGAGTGGACAGACTTAAAGCCATTGGAAATGGACAAGTTCCATTGTGTGCAGCAACAGCTTGGAGAATCTTAAATGACCAGAATTGAAGCAAACCAACTACTTGATGAAATCAAAAATGGAATCAACAACTATTCCAATCTCGCAGTCACAAGAGCCTTATGGGTTTGCGGCGACCTTCGAGGAACATCGGTATCAGACCTTATTGCATCTTGTCAGGATGGCGAAAACTCAGGGGTTCAAACACCATGCTTGGCACAGGGTGAAAGAGTTGGAGAATGACATTTATGGCTATTACAACGGCATCCAAGCAGAGTTTTTGCAAAAAGTTAAGGAAAATCAATGATTTATATCGGGATTGACCCAGGCAGCATCAATGGCGCACTTGGGGCAGTTGACCATCATGGCAATTACTTGGAAGCCTTTAACATCGAGCACCAAGACAAGCACATCTTGGCCTTGGTTTTCAAAAGCAGGATTCTTGGCCTAGTTGACCCCAAAGAAGGGGCAGAGATTTGCATGGAACAAGTCCATTCAATGCCGAATCAAGGGGTTAGCTCTACCTTTTCGTTTGGGCGTGCTGTGGGTGTCATTTCAGCAGTTTGTCAGTTGACCCGATACCCTGTGCATCTTGTCACCCCGCAGAAGTGGAAAAAGCACTTTCACCTGACAGCAGACAAAAATGAATCGTTAGACATGGCACGTTACCTGTGGCCTGAAGCCAAACTAAAGTTAAAGAAGGACATAAACAAAGCCGAAGCCCTACTAATTGCAGAATATCTCAGGCATGAACTCAATGGAATCCAAGCCAAAAACATTTGACCCTAGAAACCCACAAGGCAAAAAAGGCCAAGTTGTTTACTATTCAGACCAAGAAAAAGAGGCACTTGCCCACATTGGCAGCGGCTCGATAGCTGAAGGCGCACGTGTTTCTGTGCGTTGGGCGGCACATTTTTGGCGTGTTGGTTTGCGGCCTGACCATGACCTTAACCATGTCGGAATCTGTTTGTTTGTTGACGATGACCTTGCAGACGATTTATAGGCCGTTTTAGGCGGGTTTTTTGGCTTGGGAAGGGTAGGGTATAGGCAGACAAGAAAAAAGCCCCGAAGGGCTTAATTTAGGAAAGTGCTCACTAACTTTATTCAAATTCATATTCGACAATATCGCAGCAAGCAATCCATAAAATGCGGTCAATGTTTGCGTCATGGTTTGCTAAATCCCCATCATCCCAAGCGCCATATTCCCGCAAAACATCAGCAAGCGCCGTTTTATCTAATTTATTGGTTTGCTCTATAACGTAAGGACATCCCTTTAGCCATTCAACGTCAGAATCACATGATCCAGAATGACTGCAAGCCTTAGCGTCAATTAGATCAATTTGCAATTCAATTCGGCCGCATCCGCTAACCCACCATGTTTTATCGTTTGTCATTTTTAACACCTTTTAAGTTTGTTTGCGAAAAATTATCCTAAGCAATAAGGCAACTGTGGCATAAATCATAGTTGACCCTCTAGGCTTTGCAGGAATTCAATTACAGAATCTAAGCCTGATTCGACTGTGTGGTCATCAAAATCAGCGTTATATGTTTGCTTTAGGACTTTTTGCGACAGTGCTGCTTTTATGTCGTAAAGCTCAAACAATGCGGCTGTCAGGTTGTTATGGTCAACTTCAAGCCTTACAGGGTTTTCCAACCAATGCGTATCAATCATGCTGTCACCTTTAAAAGTTCGCTGTCCCTGTAGGCTTTGTTTAATTCGATTTTTTCCACAAAGATGTCATTAGAAAATTTGTGCCACCACCCAACATCTAAGTCATAGTCTGTTGTGTGTTGGTCTAACCCTCTTTTTAGGGTATTTATTGCATAGGTTTCGGTTTCCCCGTAGGCTGTGAAAGTGAAATTTTGGGACTCATAAGTGGCTTTTATCATGTTGTCACCGCTGCTTTTTCTTTTTCGTTCAAAATTTCCAAGATGGCCTGGACTTGTTCGGGTGAAACTGTCAACCAACGGGTCTGACCATCAACACTGACAAGTTTTAGGTCTGCTTGTCTGTTGTTTAGTTTTGTGAACTCTTGATCGTAATAAGTCATTCTGTCACCTCTTGATTCTCGGCAATGTAGTCATTTACCAAATGCTGAGCTATTTCGTACCAATTAACTTCTTGCAAGAATGCAAGTGCATAGTCTCGAGCAAACCCTGTCGAATCACATTCAATATAGTATTCAGCAAGGTTTTTGAGTGACAGACTTATTTCATAGATGTTGGGTTGTGCATCGTCAACACCATCCGACAATTCTTGAATTGGTATGTTGTCAAATATTTCCAACTTAACCCGCCAAGTGGCGTAGTTTGTCCACCCATTGTATTTTGTATCATTCATGATTAACACCTATTGAACCCTGCAAAAGCACAGGCCAAAGCCCCACAAGTGAGGCAATGGTTTGGACTCTTAGCCTCTCCAAGCCAATAAAACGCCGATAAAGGCAAACACTACCACGCAAACAATGCCCCAAAGAATCTCAGTTTTATCTGTTTTCATGTTGTCACCTTGTTTCTTGAATGGTAGGCTTTCAGTCGTTGTGCATCTTGCAAGAATGTAGAGTTTGCAGGATGGTCTATTGACCATCTGTCAGGGTCTGTGCCTAATGTTTGAGCAAATGCCAATGCATCTGAATACTCATCGAATTGGTATGTATCGTTGACAACATAACCATGTTTTCCAACCTTGTTTGCAAGGTCTGAAGTAGGGTATGCATAGCAAATTAAGTGTTTCATATCAACGCCTCTCAAAGTAGTCCGACTTTGGACTCTAAACACTATGCACGTATCATGCCATATTGTCAAACAGTATAACCCATTGATTTATATAGAATTTCATAATGTGGAAGAACCAATGTGGTGCAAGTCGTTTTGCATGGTGAAATGCTGCACTATCTTGGTGTTGTTAGTAATCACTCTGCACCAACCTGGCCCATATAAATAACCTATTGAAAAACCTAACCTGATAGTTTTATGTAGATGAGAACGATTCGTATTCTTAGTGTGTGCATGATGCTGCATAGCCCTCTCATGCCATCCGCACTATCTTGCAGTTTCACATTATGAAACACTCCATGTTAGTTAGTGCTTACTTCGCCTAGTGTGAGTGAGTACTTACTATGGGGGGGGAGGGGGTGGGTGAGTAGAGAGAATATTGATGTAGCCCCGCTCCCACTCGAAAAGCTAAATCAGACTGTTTGACAAAACAAGCCTACCTTGGCTGGAAGAAAAGGGTAATCAGTAAGGTGTGTCTTTAAGTTTCATTGGGGCGCAAGGCGGCTACCCGATAGGTGATATAGGTAATTTTTTGTTTAGCAGAAAGCTGATTGGGTGTCTGCCACAAGGAGAGCCTACTTCTAGGCTTATTCTGGTTTATCTGTGCGGCGTAGTCACTACGATGGCACACCAGCTTCCAAGCGGTCATAACAGGGGTTTACAGGATTGCCCTCTGTTGAGTCGGGTAGCATAACCGACACTCCTTGGTGACACTGTACTAGAAGATCATGCCGTTATCAAGTGCTTTTAGAATCTTTCCTGCCTCTTGTTTAGCACCCTTCTTGTAAGCCTTGATCTTCCTTGGATTGGTGACATTGCGCTTGGTTATTGTGTCTTGCGCTATCTTCTCTGCTAAACCCTTTTTCCAAGTCTCAAGTGCTTGTGCCATCTCCTGTTTCTTGCGCTGATTAGCTCGTTCTTCTGGAGTCAATTCAATAGCCATAAAAAAAGCCCTCTAGGAGTAGTACAGTCGCACCCCCAAGAATCCTCAGGGCTGTACCACTTCTAAAAGGCTTTTAGTCTGGTGCGATCAGACTTGCCTCCACTATACAAGATTCCTATTCTGATGTAAAGTAATCGCTAACTTCCCTCCTGTGGACAAAAGATGAATGCAATTGACGCTTTACCTGACAAACTGAAAAAGCCTAGAGGCCGTCCTCCAAAGCCTGTAGCTGTTGCTATTCCCAAACCTATGACTATGGCTCGTTATGCCGATAGTCCTCCTGCCCTACTCCCCAAGACTGAACTTCAGAGAGTCAAAGAACTCAAAGAACTCCTGATAAACAGTGCTGGTTCTAATGTTGTCCACAAGGCAGTTGAGATTGCCATGAATGACGAACACCCCGCTCAGATGGCAGCAATCAAACTCTGTATGGACAGAATGCTCCCTGTTTCCCTGTTCGAAAAAGAAGGAAAACAGAGATCGGCAGTTAACATAACTATTTCAGGTATTGGTGGCGTGTCCATTGGTGACAATACAGTTGATGCTGAAGATGTTGAGCCAAAATCATAGTTGTATTCTTGCTCAAACAAGAGTACAATTAAGACATGAAAAAATGTACCCACTGCAAAAAAGAAAAGCCGCTTTCAGAATACTATCCTGTAGGCAATGGAATTAAAGGTGTTCGTCCTAGATGTAAAGAGTGCATGAGGATTTTGGAGAAAAAGAAGTATGGCGAGAATGATGAGTTTCGTTGGTCAAAACTTAGCAAACAAGCTATAAAACTAAGAACAGACCCAGAACACAAAGCAAGACATCAACAAAGTCAAAGGCGGTGGCATTTGAAATCAACCTATGGATTGACCACTGAAATGTTTGATGCTATGGTTGCTTCGCAAGGCGGTGGTTGTGCTATTTGTGGTGTTAAGGCTGAAGCTGGAGTACCAAAAACAAGAATGGTAGTTGACCATTGCCATAAAACAAATACGGTTCGTGGGATTTTGTGTGACTTATGCAATACAGCTATTGGTAAGTTTCACGATGACATTTCAAAGTTAGAGAATGCAATCAGGTACTTAAAAAATGACAGACCTTAACTTTCAACTTTTGAAATGGCAACAAGAGGTGATCGTTGACCCTAGTCGCTTTAAAGTGATTTGTGCTGGTAGACGATGTGGAAAATCAAGACTTGCAGCAGTTACCTTGCTTCTCAAAGGCTTGGTTTGTCCAAAGGGTTCTGGTGTCATGTACGTTGCGCCAACACAGGGACAGGCTAGGGTCATTATTTGGAATGTTTTGACCGATCTTGGGAAAGATGTCATTGCATCAAGCCACATCAACAATCAAGAGATAACCCTAATCAACGGTGCTGTTATCTATATTCGTGGGGCAGATAGGCCAGATACGCTTCGTGGTGTCAGCTTGTCATATGTTGTCCTTGACGAGTATGCAGATATGAAGCCATCTGTATGGGAGCAAGTTATCCGAGCCTCTCTGTCAGACAGAAAAGGTGATGCCATGTTCATAGGAACACCAAAGGGGCGAAATCATTTTTTTGATCTTTATCAACTTGGTAAGGCAGAAAATAATGAATATAAGTCTTGGTCTTTTACAACTTACGATAATGAACTAATTGATCCAGAAGAAATCGAAAATGCAAAGAAAACCTTGTCCAGTTTTGCATTCAAGACCGAATATATGGCCTCCTTTGACAATGCTGGTTCTGACGTTTTCAAGGAAGAATGGCTGAAATACGGTACTGAGCCTGAGTATGGTAGCTACTACATTGCCTGTGACTTAGCGGGATTTGAGGAGGTTGCCAAGCAAGCAGCTAACTCCAAGAAGCGGCTAGACCAGACTGCCATTGCTGTGGTCAAGGTGACAGACGAGGGTAAATGGTTCGTCAAAGAGATCGTTTTTGGGCGATGGGACATCAGGGAGACTGCTGCCACCATTTTGCTCAAGATGCGGGAATACCGCCCACTTTCTGTAGGAATTGAGCGTGGAGCGTTAAAAAACGCAGTTTTGCCGTATTTGAGTGACTTGATGCGGAAGAATAATGTATATTCACACATAGTTGACTTGACCCACGGCAATCGCAAAAAAGCCGACCGTATCATTTGGTCACTTCAAGGACGGTTTGAGCATGGGCGTATTGTGCTGAACTCCGAGGAAGATTGGGATGAATTCAAAGATCAACTCTTGATGTTTCCTTCCCAAGGTGTTCATGACGATTTACCTGATGCCCTATCGTACATTGACCAACTGGCTGTCACCTCATACTTCCAAGATGATGATGAAGATGAGTGGGAGCCACTTGACGTAATTTCAGGGATATAAGGGCTACACATGGCAACAGACAAACAAGTGAAACTAGAGCAAAACGAGTTCTACGAGCCGACAGAGGCTGACAAAGAACTAACTGGATTTGTTGTTGACCACTGCCAACGGTGGCGTGATTACCGTGACGTTAACTTCCTTCCTGACTGGCTAGAGTACGAACGCATCTTCCGTGGTCAATGGGCGGCAGAAGACAAAACTCGTGAATCTGAGCGTAGCCGCATCGTCACCCCCGCTACCCAACAAGCCGTAGAAACCCGCCACGCCGAGATCATGGAAGCTATCTTCGGTCAAGGCGACTTCTTCGACATTGAAGACAATATCCAAGACATAGGTGGAAACCCTATAGACGTTGAGTTAATTAAGGCTCAACTGATGGAAGACTTCAAGAAAGACAAAATCAGAAAATCTATCGACCAGATCGAGTTGATGGCTGAAATCTATGGAACAGGTATTGGCGAGATTATCGTCAAGACTGAGAAGGAATACATCCCTGCCACACAAGCAATCCCTGGACAAGTTGGGCAAGCCGCTATTGGTGTGATTGAGCGTGACCGTATTGGCGTGAAGATCATGCCTATCAATCCCAAGAACTTCTTGTTTGACCCTAACGGCACATCCATTGATGACTGTATGGGTGTGGCTATTGAGAAGTATGTCTCAATCCACAAGATTGTGGCTGGTATCGAGAAGGGCATCTACCGCAAGGTAGACATCACTCCTACCTATGAAGACACTGATCTTGAGCCTACCCAAGAAGTCTCTCAGTACCAAGACGAGAAGGTGCTTTTGCTGACCTACTACGGTCTTGTGCCTCGTGAGTACTTGAACAATATGCAGGAAAACAAGGACATTGTTGAGTTGTTTCCTGAGAATTCAGCCGCTGAAGACTACACCGATATGGTTGAGGCCATTGTGGTCATTGCCAACGATGGCTTGCTCCTGAAAGCTGAAGAAAACCCATACATGATGAAAGATCGTCCTGTATTGAGTTACCAAGATGACACGATTCCTAATCGTTTGTTGGGTCGGGGTACAGTTGAGAAGGCTTTCAATATGCAAAAAGCTATTGATGCCCAGACTCGTAGCCACTTAGACTCTTTGGCGCTGACAACTAGCCCCATGATTGCGATGGATGCAACTCGTTTGCCTCGTGGTGCTAAGTTTGAAGTCAAGCCGGGCAAGGCCATGCTCACTAATGGCGCACCTTCTGAGATCATTTTCCCCTTTAAGTTTGGTGAAACCAGTCTGAACAACCTCAATACTGCCAAGGAATTTGAGCGTATGTTGTTGCAAGCCACTGGAACACTGGACTCCAATGGCATGGTCAGTAGTTCCGCTAGGGATGGCGGTGGTATGTCTACAGCAGTAGCCACTATCATCAAGAAATACAAGCGCACACTGGTCAATTTCCAAGAAGACTTCCTGATTCCGTTCATCAAGAAGGCTGCTTTCCGCTATATGCAGTTTGACCCAGAGCGTTACCCTTCAGTGGACATGAATTTTGTGCCTACTGCCACCTTGGGCATCATTGCTCGTGAGTACGAACAACAGCAATTCATCGGTTTGTTGCAGACTCTTGGCCCGAACACCCCTGTTCTGCCTTTGATTCTCAAGGGAATCATGCAAAACTCTAGTCTGACCAACAGATTTGAGTTGATTGCGGCTTTGGACGAGATGATGAAGCCAAATCCTGAACAACAACAAATGGAACAGGCTCAACAACAGTTGGCATTGCAAGCGGCACAGGCTCAGATTGCTGTTAACACGACTCAAGCTGAACAAAATCGTGCAGAAGCTACAAAACTGTCGGTTGAAGCTCAGTTGATGCCTCAAGAAGTGCAAGCCAAGAACATGGCGGCGGTTACCAAGAATTTGCCTAATGAAGATGAAGCTGCATCTCGTGAATTTGACAAGAGGGTTAAGATTGCTGAGTTGATGTTGAAGGAAGCTGACATCAAAAACAAGTCTAAGATTGTTGAATTGCAGATGGCAGAGAAAAACAACAAAGTTGCTGGCATGGAACAAGACTTTCTGGAACAACTCTCAAAACAATTGAGTTCTGCTCAGACTGGAACTGAATAATGGATGTCGAAAATCTTGCCAAGGAGCTAATCCTTAAGAATATGACTCCTGAACAGCAGATGGCTGTTCTAGATTCTGTTCGTGCCTCTGTTGCTCAAGCCAAAGAAGTGCAAAAGCGCAAGATTGGTGAGAATGTTGACTTAGTTGTTCAGGCTCTAAAGAAGATTGAATCTGACATTCGCTCACGTTTTGATGATGTGGGTAATTCCATTGAAAAGCGTGTGGCATCCATCAAAGATGGTCGTGATGGTATCAACGGCAAGGATGGACGAGATGGAAAAGATGGAAGATCAGGCAAAGATGGAGCTAAAGGCGATAAAGGTGACTCTGGTCGAGATGGGCGTGATGGAGTGGATGGTGTTGACGGTGTTTCTGTTACCGCTGCTCGCATTGATTTCGATGGTAGCCTTATTATTAGCTTGTCTTCTGGCATTGAACTCAATGTTGGTGAAGTTGTTGCTCCTGATCTTGCAGAACGCATCAAAGTCATTACTAATGGTGGCGGCACTTCTCAGTCTGTTCTTGATACTCTAGCTTCCCTCCAAACCCAGATCAACAATCTGATTCCTAGTCAAACAGGAAACTCAGGCAAGTTCTTAACTACCAATGGTTCTGCTCTTTCATGGGCTTCTGTTGCTGGTGGATTGAGTTATCAGGGAACTTGGAACGCTTCTACCAATACACCTACGCTTACCTCTAGTGTTGGAACAAATGGTCACTACTATGTTGTTGACATTGCTGGTTCTACCAACCTAAACGGTATCACTGACTGGAAAGCAGGGGATTGGCTGATCTTCAATGGCTCTACTTGGCAGAAGATTGACCAAAGTTGGGCTATTGCTGGCGCTAACGACAACATCACTTCCATGACTGGCATCACAGGTGGTATTTCATCACCTGATTTCATCCAGTTTGACACTGCGGCAACTGTTACCAATGCAACTGGCAAGTTGTATTACAACGCTGACGATCAATTCCAAACATTGTCATTCCAGATGAATGGCAATCAGATTCAGCACATTGGTGAAGAACTGTATTACAGGGTTAAGTTGTCTTCTGCGGCAACCAAAGGCCAAGTGTTGATGTTCACTGGTACTCTTGGTGCTAGTGGTGGTTTGACTGCCGCACCAGCTACAGGGTTGCAACCAGAACAAGCAAGCTACATTCTTGGTGTTGCCGCTGAAACTGGCGCTACAAACGATTGGATATTTGTCACCACTTTTGGCGAAGTTAAGTCAATCAATACGACTGGTGGCGCAGAGACTTGGGCGCAAGGTGATGTTCTTTACTACAACCCATCTGTTACAGGTGGTTTGACCAAGACCAAGCCATCAGTGCCTAACGCTATTTGCATTGTGGCGGCGGTTGTTCATGTTGGCTCCTCAAATGGCGTATTGTTTGTTCGCCCTACCTACGGTTCTGTATTGGGTGGAACAGATGGAAATGTGAATTTCACATCGTTAGCATCTGGCAACACCTTGATTTACGATGCTGTGGCTGGTGTTTGGGAAAATGCTTTCCTAACTGATGGCACAGGTATCAGCATTACTGAGGGTGCGGGGACTATTACCATTACCAACTCTGCACCTGACCAAACAGTTGCATTGACTGGTGCTGGTACAACGTCTATCAGTGGTACATATCCCAACTTCACCATCACCTCAAATGATGCTTTTACAGGGACTGTGACTTCTGTCACTGGTACTTCTCCTATTGCGTCTTCAGGTGGCACTACTCCAGCCATTTCGTTGTCTGCAAGCTATGGCGATACTCAGAACCCTTATGCTTCTAAGACTGCAAACTATGTCTTAGCCTCACCTAATGGTTCTTCTGGAGTGCCTACATTCAGGGCGATTGTTGCGGCTGATATTCCTACGTTGAACCAGAACACAACAGGGACTGCCGCATCAACACCCAAGTTGCTGACCACAAACTTTACAATTGAAGAATCTGGCGGTAAATTGCTGTTTAAGTATGGAGCAACGACAATTGCTTCTATGTCTTCAACTGGAGTCATCACTTCTGCGACAAACATTGTCGCAAATGGAACACCTTAAAGGAAATAAAACATGGCACAAATTACACTTAATTCAACAGGCGTAGCCAGTAGCGGTGCGCTGGTTTTACAGAGCAATGGAACTACTACCGCTGTCACGATTGACACAAGTCAGAATGTGGGGATTGGTACTGCTTCGCCGGGAACGACATTGGATGTAAATGGTCTTTCCACTTTTCGGAACAGCGTAAGAATTTCAACATCGAGCTACCTTTATTCTTATGATGGAGGAACGGCAACCACAGTGCGATCTGGTTTTTTGCTCAATGGGGCGGCAAACCAGCTTGGGCTTTGGACTAACGACACCGAACGTATGCGTATCACCTCCGGCGGTGACTTTCTTGTTCAGAAAACTGTAGCTAGTAATACCACAGCAGGTATTTCATGGCAAGTAAATGACTATTTTGCAGCGGTAAACACCTCTGCGGACTCTGGTGACAGGGTTGTTCTTATAAACCGCCAAACGTCTGACGGCACACTGATTGAGTTCAGACAAGCCAACACAAACGAAGGAACCATCTCCGTCTCAGGCACAACCGTGTCCTACAACGGTGGTCACTTGTCTCGTTGGGCACAGACGATCACACCCAAAGACGAGTCGCTGGTCAAGGGCACTGTGCTGTCTAACTTGGACGAGATGAACGTCTACACCGATGCTGATGGCAACCCTGTTAACAACGAACAGCTCAACAAGGTCAAAGTTTCTGACGTTGAGGGCGACTTCAACGTGGCTGGTGTGTTCGTGAACTGGGATCACGATGAAGACCACAACGTAGACGAAATCAACATGGCGATGACGGGTGACATGATTATCCGCATTGCTCAAGGCGTGACTGTTGCCCGTGGTGACTTGCTCATGTCTGCTGGTGATGGCACTGCCAAGCCGCAAGGCGATGACATCATTCGTTCAAAGACGGTGGCTAAAGTTACATCAACCCATGTCACTTGCACATACGCAGACGGTTCATTCTGTGTGCCTTGTGTGCTGATGGCTTGCTAAAAGGAAATATATGACAACTACTTGGACAATCTCCCAACTTGACCGTCAAACATCTGATGGATTTGTAACCACTGCCCACTGGCAAGCCACAGCAGTTGATGGTGACTACTCAGCATCCACCTATGCCACCTGCTCATGGTCTGATGGCACTCCCACTGTTGCCTATGACCAGTTGACACAAGAAACCGTGTTGGGTTGGATTTGGGCAAATGGTGTTGACAAGGATGCTGTCGAGGCTTCTTTGGCGGCACAGATTGAAGCACAGAAGAATCCAACAACTGCCACTGGAGTGCCTTGGTGACACCTGAACTCCAACGCTATTACGAGTCCCGCTTTGACATGATGAGCATGGAGGGCTGGAAGGACTTGACTATTGACATTGACAATATGATAGAGTCCTTGAATAATATAAGCGTGATTCCTGATGAAAAGACCTTGATGTTCAGAAAAGGTGAACTTTCCATCTTGACTTGGCTGAAAACCTTGAAAGAGGTCAGCGAACGAGCCTACGAGGAATTGAATGAAAAGAATGTATGAATTTGTCTGTGAAAATGGACACAAAATTGAACGGTATTGCAATTATGAGACGCAATCTGTTCAGTGTGAGTGCGGTGGTTCAGCCAGTCGCATCATGAGCGCACCTAGCGTTAAATTGGAAGGGTGGTCAGGTCATTTCCCAACTGCACATATGCAGTTTGACCATAAACACCGTGAAAAGTTAGCGGCAGAGCGCAAAACCACTACATAAGCATTTCGCCGTAGTGTCTCCTAGAACCCAAAAGTGGCAGGAAAAAGGAAAAAACAATGTTGATTGATAACCCAGACGAGTTGCAAAGTGAATTAGAAGTCGTTGAAAAGCAGAAACTTCATTCCACAGTTGAGCAAGTTAGTGATGACATTCCCGACAAGTATCGGGGTAAAGAACTGTCAGACATTATCAAGATGCACCAAGAGGCTGAAAAGCTGATTGGCAAGCAAGCTCAAGAAGTGGGTGAAGTACGCAAATTAGCGGATGAACTCATTAAGCAGAACCTTGCGGGAAAGTCTCAACCTGTTAAAGAGGACGAGCCAGAAGTAGATTTTTTCGAGAATCCACAGGCGGCTGTTCGTAAGACTGTTGATAACCATCCTGATGTACTTGCGGGTCGCCAAGCGGCTCTTGAGTTTAAAAAGATGCAGATTCAGCAAAAGCTGGCGGCTGAACACCCTGATTTCGGTCAGATTGCTCAGGATGCAGACTTTGTGAATTGGGTGAAATCTTCTCCTATTCGCATTGGTTTGTACGCTAAAGCTGATGGTGAGTATGACTATGACAGTGCTAACGAACTGCTCAGTACCTACAAGCAGTTGAAGGGTGTTAAGGCTAAACAGACTAGTGATGCAGGGGAAGCCCAACGCAAGACTAATCTCAAAGCCGCATCTGTAGATGTAGGGGGTACTGGTGAATCTGGAAAACGAGTTTACCGAAGGGCTGACCTTATTCGGCTGAAGATGCAAGACCCGAACCGATACGATGCTTTAAGTGACGAGATCATGCAAGCATATGCTGACGGGAGGGTCAAGTGACTTCTGTAACTCAGTTTGAACTTGGTTGGTTGGCTGGTATTATTGATGGAGAAGGCAGTATCACTGTTTGTAAGCGAGGCCCTACTTATGTTCCCACCATAAAAATGTCAAACACATCTAAACTTCTAGTAGACAAATACTGCGAAATTTTAGATAAGTTAGATATTACACACAAGTGTTATGGAAAGCATAAAAAAGGTAATCGTAAATATCAGTGGGAAATCTGTATTGATGGTAGACCAAGGGTGTACAAAGCTATGAGCATTGTGCAACATTTGTTAATCGCAAAACAGAAACAAGCTGTTAAAGTTGTTGAATGGATAGAGTCACGAGGTCTTGATTTGCGTGGCCCTTACACAGAACATCAACTTGATATCATTAAAAATATCAGAGAACTCAATGGAAGAGGACGAGAGTTTTCAGAGGTCAAATAACCTTAACTTTTGATTTTTTGGAGATACAAACATGGCAACATCATTTTCCCCCACCAATTCAGTGACCACCACCACTGGCGCAACGTTCATCCCTGAGATTTGGTCAGATGAAATCGTAGCGGCTTACAAGAAAAACTTGGTTCTTGCTAACCTCGTTATGAAGATGAACTTCAAGGGCAAGAAAGGTGACACCGTTCACATTCCTGCACCTACTCGTGGTTCTGCTTCTGCCAAGGCCGCTGAGACAGCAGTTACTTTGATTGCTGCTACTGAGTCCGAAGTCAACGTGTCTATCAACAAGCACTATGAATATAGCCGCTTGATCGAAGACATTGTGGAAGCCCAAGCCTTGAACTCCATGCGTCAGTTCTACACTGCTGATGCTGGTTACGCCTTGGCTCGTCAAGTTGATACCGACTTGATTCAGTTGGGTCGTACTGCTAACGGTGGTTCTTCTGGCGCACGTTACGGCTCTGCCTTCATCGGCGGTGACGGTACAACCACCTTTGACTACACAGCTAACACCAACACTGGTAACGCCTCTGCTCTGACTGATTCGGCTATTCGCCGCACCATTCAGCGTTTGGATGACAACGATACTCCTATGGATGGTCGTTTCTTCATCATTCCTCCATCAAGCCGCAACACCCTGATGGGTCTGGCTCGTTACACCGAACAAGCATTTATTGGTAATGGCGATGCTATCCGCAACGGTGAAATCGGTAACCTGTATGGTATCCCTGTGTTTACTTCCAGCAATGCTGACTCTGCATCTGCAACCGAAGCATTCCCTGCTTCTGGTTCTGCTATTGCTCGTGTCTGCTTGATGGGTCACAAGGATTCTATGGTTCTGGTTGAGCAAGTTGGTGTCCGTTCACAAGTTCAGTACAAACAAGAGTATTTGGCTACTCTGTTCACTTCTGACACTTTGTACGGTGTTGCCGCTTTGCGTAATGCCGCTTCTGTGGGTGCAGCCAAGTCTTCATCCATGTTTGCTTTGGTTGTTCCTAGCTAATTGCAGTTGCGCCCCCTGCCCTAGTGGTGGGGGGACTTTTTTAACTTAATTAGGAGAAATCAAATGGCAGCAGCAACAGCAGTAGTTTCCCGCCGTGGAAACGATCAATTTCGTGGTCTGTTTACAGATACATGGGATGTAGCTTGTACTTTGGATACGGCATTAATTGCCACCACTGCTACAACTACAGACACAGTAACTGTTCCGGGCGTTGCTTTGGGTGACATGGTTATTGGTATGTCCGTGGGTGTGAGTGAAGCAGGATTGGTTCGCCGAGCCTATGTTTCAGCCGCTAACACTGTGACTATCGTTAGCTACAACCCAACAGCAGGTGACGTTAATTTGGCTTCAACTACATTGCAACTTATCATTGGTCGTGCTGTAGTTTAATGATGGGGGGACTTGTTCCCCCTTTCTCACTTAAGGGGTTTTATGGCTACTTTTCGTTGTCTCCAATCGGGTAATACCGTGACTTTCACCTTGCAACATGACATTGATTCCATGAAGGGTCATCAGGGTTATGTGAGGGTAGATGAACCAGAAGTAACCATAGAATCTGATGATTCTGTTCGTACAGATACCGCCTTTCGTGCGCCTGTCATCCCCACAATTAAGCGTATGGGTAGACCCCGAAAGGTAGCAAATGTCTGATATTGATGCCAGAGATTTTGGCAAATTAGAAGCTCAAGTTGAGGCTCTCCAGAAGGAGATGCACCAGTTGAGTGCTGATGTCAAATCCCTGTTGGAACTTGCCAACAAGGGTAAAGGTGGTTTTTGGGGCGGCATGATGGTCGCTTCTGCTGTTGGTGGCCTGTTTACATTCATTGTTGATCGTATCTGGAAATAAGGAGAACGCTATGCCTATGGTTGGAAAAAAGAAGTTTCCCTACTCTGAAAAAGGCGAAAAAGAAGCCAAAGAGTACGGCAAGAAAAAGGGTATTCCTGTAACTATCATGGTTGCTATTGGTAAGCCTAAGAAGGCAATGCCTATGCGTGGTGGTCGTACCGCTACAAACATGATGAAAAAATCTTCAAGAGGTAAATAATGTCATCTTTAACTGCACCTATTACCCTTCTGAGCGCAGTTGGCGCTACTGGCGCATCTAAGGCTGTTCAGGCTGATGCTGGTCAACCAGCGTTCTTGCAAGTCTCAGGCATTACCACTGCTACTGTGGCTTTTGAAGGTAGCCTTGACGGTACTAACTGGTCAACCATTGGAACTGCTTTGACTGCCAATGGCATCGTCACCATCGCAAATGCACCTAAATATCTGCGGGCAAACGTCACTGCTTGGACTTCAGGTTCAATCACTGCCAAAGTCCTGTACTAAGGAGAAACCCTATGAAAATGACTAAATCTCAGAAAAAGGTTAAGAAAGTCATGGGGGAGTTCAAGGAAGGCACTTTGCATTCTGGTAAGAATGGCAAGGTTGTCAAGTCCAAAGACCAAGCTATTGCGATTGCATTGTCAGTTGCGGGAAAGGCTAAGAAGAAATGAAAGCTGGACTCTACGCCTCAATTAACGCCAAACAAGCTCGTATCAAGGCTGGTTCTGGCGAGAAGATGAACAAGGTAGGTTCTAAAGCCGCACCTACAGCCGCCGACTTCAAACAGGCGGCTAAGACTGCAAAGAAGCCTAAAAAGGTGAAGTGATGAAATCTCCAACTTGGCAAACAAAAGCTGGTCAAAATCCAAAAGGCGGCTTGAATGCCAAGGGCAGAGCCTCTTATAATGCAGAAACTGGCGGCAATTTGAAGCCTCCAGTGAAATCAGGGGATAATCCCCGCAGAGCAAGTTTCTTGGCTCGCATGGGCAATATGGCTGGTGCTGAGTACAAGGATGGTGAACCAACAAGACTGCTTCTTTCGCTAAAGGCTTGGGGTGCTAACTCCAAAGCTGACGCAAAGGCAAAAGCTCAAGCTATATCCGCAAGGAACAAAGCAAAGGCTAAAAGCAGATGACATACTTAGAACTTGTAAACGATGTCCTTGTAAGGTTGCGTGAAACAACTGTTTCTACCGTTACAGAAACATCTTATTCTTCCTTGATTGGCAAGTTTGTCAATGATGCAAAGCGTCAGATTGAAGATGCTTTTGCTTGGAATGTCCTTGGCACAACAATCACCTTGTCTACTGTTTCAGGAACATACTCCTACGCCTTAACTGGTGCTGGTCAGAAATTCCAAGTTCTTGATGTGTTGAACGTCACTAGCAACCTCCGCATGAGAAATGTGGACTTTGCTACGATGAATCGCTATCAGAACTTCTCAACTCCTGTTAACGGTATTCCAGCCTACTATGCCTTTGATGGTGTTGATGGTAGCTATGACACCAAAGTAACTATCTATCCTCGTCCTGATGGCGTGTATAGCATCCCATTTAGCCTGACAGTGCCACAAGCCACTTTGTCTAGTGACTCGACTGTTGTAGCCGTTCCTGACGTTTTGATTGTCCAGAATGCTTATGCTCGTGCATTGGTTGAGCGTGGTGAAGATGGTGGTTTGTCATCCTCTGAGGCTTATTCCTTGTACAAAGCTATGTTGTCTGACTACATTGCGTTGGAAGGCACTCGCTATCCTGAGAATCAGGAGTTCATTCCAGTATGAGCCAAGCAATTCAAACATTCAGCATCTCAGCCCCAGGCTTTTATGGGTTGAATACGCAAGACTCGCCTCTTGATCTTGCGGCTGGATATGCTTTGGTTGCAACAAACTGCATCATTGACCAGTATGGACGTATTGGTTCACGCAAGGGTTGGGCTAGAGTTAATTCTTCTTCTGGAAACCTTGGCGCAAATGACGTTAAGGTTATCCATGAGTTAGTTGTTGCTGATGGTACATACACTGTGTTGTTTGCTGGCAACAACAAGTTATTCAAGTTGGATGGCTCTAATGCTGTTGTTGAGTTGACGTATGGGGGGGGTGGTACTGCTCCTACCATTACTGCAAGCAACTGGCAATGTGCTTCCTTGAATGGCATCACATACTTCTTTCAGTCTGGTCACAATCCTTTGATCTATGACCCTGCTGTTAGCACCACGACTTATCGTAGGGTATCTGAGAAGACTGGTTATCAAGCCACTGTTCCTGATGCCAACATCTGCATTTCAGCCTTTGGTCGTTTATGGGCGGCAGATACAACATCAAACAACGCTACTGTTTACTTTAGCGACTTGATTGCAGGCCATATTTGGTCTACAGGTACTGCTGGCTCGTTGAATGTCAACAATGTTTGGCCTAATGGTGCTGACCAGATCACTGGTTTGGCTGCTCATAACG